GGGATTGTGCCGCCCCCAAGGGCTGCTTGACCGGGGCGGCTGTAGAGTGCTTTGCCGCCAACAACCCCCAAGCCTGTCATAACAGGGTCAATGGCGGCTCCACCGCCAACACTGCCCAATGTTAAAAATGTTCTGAGCGGCGAGCTTTCCGGCACCTTTGCGCCGATAACTTCTTGAGCCTGCTCTGCAAACTCTTGCAGTTTGCCCTCGCCCCTCTCAAGTCGGTTTAGGCCAGCAGCCCCTGCCTTTCTTTCTTCCCTCTGGATAGAGGACAGCAGCTTTGCGGGGGTGAATACATTTTCCTTTACTCCAGTACCCGTTGCGGCGGCTCGTATCGGGTAATACATTGAGTAGGCTTCATTAGTCCTGCGAAGCAGGTCAGCCTTGGCCGGGTAGTATCTCCCGATAATGTCCATCATTTCTGCGTCAAGAGCGCGAATGGCCCGCCCCAATGTAGATTGGTAGGCATCAGGTGACTTCATGTAAGTCTGAGCAAGCTCACCAAACCGACGCTGTATTGCGGCAATGCTTTCGCCCGTCAGCTTGTCGCCCGGCGCACGATTATATATTTCTTGAACAATAAACTCATCTAGTTTTTCCTTGCCCTGCTTGTCAAGAGCTTGGACATACGGTGCCAAGACGTTTTCAATATCGTCAATAAACCCATCGCTAACCTTAATCTCAACGTCTTTGAGCGCTTTTTCGTAGCTGTCTGAAAATATTTTTTGTGCTGTGATGGCGGCATCACGCGGGTCTGTGTTGCTTGGCACCGCCTTGCCCAGAGGGGCCAGCGCTTTGTTGTAAGCCGATGTTGCGAATTGCTGCACTGCCTTTAACCGCGTTGGCCCTATCATCTCGGCCCCAAGAGGCAGCTTTGACAGCCCTTCCTCAATCATGTTCACGGTTCCGCCCAGCTTCTGCCCTATGGATAAAGGTATGCCGAGTTTCATTAGGTTTTTTGCCTTCTCGGAAATAACTGGAGCAAACTTTGCCCCAGCGCCTCCAAGTGTCGCGCCCAAGCCAGCTGACACAGGCACATCTTTCAATTCTTCAGCGGTCCCGACACCATAAAGCCCACCACCAGCCATTGCCCTTGTCACGGGCGTTGTCGCCTGCAATCCTGTTTGTGCCGCCCTCGCAAGGCTTGGCACTTTTGTCGCCAGCCTCAATACGCCGCCCGGTGTCAAAATGGCAGCGCCTATTTCTAGGCCAAAAGAAATAAACGGGTTCTCACCACGAAACTTTGATAGCTCTGCGTTTGTCGCTTTCTTCGCTTCGGCGTATGTCTCGTCACCGAGTACGCTTCTGGCATAGGCTTCGGCCTCGTCAGCAAAGCCAAACGTCAAGCCCTGACCTATTGATCTGGCAAGGCCCGTGGCAAAGCTGACCGCGTCCCACTCGCTGGCTGTGGTTTTGCTTTTATTTTGTGGCGCGCCAGAAGAGCCAACATATACGGCACCCGGTAGGTTTGAAAAATCTTCAGCCATCATTTTTCCTTATATACAAGTCTGCCATCAGGGAGTTGAACAAAAGAGCCAGATGGCACATCATCCCATTCGCCCCTTTTAGTTAAAACGATTGGAGTCAGATACATCCCTTCTGCTTGTGGTTGATCATTGCTTGATAGCTTTGATTGAATCTGACGCTCAAGCTGATCAATTTGTGCGATCATAGCCGTTTTCCCACCCTTGAGCGCGTCTGTCGAGGCGGGGGTCATTAATAGGCTGTCAAGAATTTGAAAGTCGCCGCCCACAAGTGCGCCTAAATCTTCTAGCTCTTTAATTTTAAGCCGAAGAACCGTGGCTAAAGCAGAAGCGCTTGCCATTCTTTCTGTTGGTGTTCCTGCTGTGCCTGAGAGAATGTCGACCCTGCCAAAGTCGTCAGACATTATCATGTTTCTATATTGGTTGAGGAGGCCGCCCATAACAGTGATATTTCTGCCAAACTTTGATTTTCTAAGCCCCTCACCGCTAGGCTTAAGCGTTTCTGTCGGCTCGACAAAACCTGCGGGCTTTGGGAATTGAGACATATTTGCGCCGGGGATTGTCTGGATTGTTTCGTTCCCATCTTTATCGAAAGAACTTAATTTTGTCTCAGCGGAAACCTCGCCATAGGCCAGAGAATAAGCCTGCTGCTCTGCTGGGGTTGCGGTCCCTGCCTTTATCTTAGGGGCAAGATCAATAATCATATTGAAAGCTCCGGGCTTAAATCCTGAACCCTTAAACATGCCGCCATTAGCTTTTGCTGCTTTAATGTCTAAATCAGCAATCTTATAAAGCCTATCAAACTCCAACGCCTCACGCTGGGCTTGCGTTGCACTCGCCCTGTCGTATGCGTCAAGCGCCGCAGTACCCATAACGCCAAGGCCCTGCGCTAATGATGTCGGCTGCGTCTGCGGCCCTGCGTACTGCAAGCCAGCCATTGCAGCCGCCAATGCTCCGCGAGTTTTCGGTGCAGATAGAGGTGCTGGCCCACCCGGAACCTGTGTCAATGTCTGCTGCTTTTGAGCAGCAAGCTGCGTTGCCTGTGCTAACTGGCGGCGCTGCATAGCCCTCTGCATCGACAACATATCCTGCGGCAGAACACTCTCTGTGATAGTAGAGGCGGGGGTTGTCCGCGTCCGGCCATCAGCCATTGTCACGCTTGAGAAGGGCGTTGCACTGCGCCGCATAAGGTCGCCGCTTGGGAATGCTATCAGTCCGGGTCGAATATCAACCATCTAAATCTCCTATGCTCCAAGCAATCCAAGTGCGCCGCCAGCAATAGCATATGCTGGGTTGCTGCTTCCCAGCCCCTGAGCAATGCCAGCCCCGCCCATAGCGCCGGATAGAGCCGACAGTGCTGGCTGTCGGTAGACTGGCGAGACAGTCTGCCCGCCTATGGTGCCGCCCTGAACCCCTGCCATATAGTTCGCCAGCGATGAGAGCGGCTGTTGCTGCTCAAAATTGAAGCGTTCAATATCAGCCGCAAGCTCTGCCGCTGACTGTGACTCACGGGCCGCGCCAACCCCCGCGAGGGTTTCGAGGTCAGCGAAGCCAAGCTGCCTTGCGCCGGGAGCCTGTGCAATGGCCTCCTGTTGTGCCCGATAGGCCATAGGGGCCAGAGCCTGTGCAATGGCGGCGTCGCCGTACCCAGAGCCGTATCTACCAGACTGAGAGACCCTGCCCTCCATTTGCTCCAAAACTGGCCGCATCGCCGCAGACTGTAGGGGGTTTGTGCCCATCAGGTTCTGCATCACCACGTCTTGCGTCGCCTTGATAAACGGCGAACCTGTGATTGCCTGTTGCCGCAAACCAGACAGCGCCATTTCAGTGTCTGGCGAAAAGCCGACAGTCGTCTGTCCGGGGTAATACTGTGGCTGGTCGCCGTAGAGGCGCTTTGCCTCGGACAAACCAAACTCTAAGAATGGCTGCGCGTATTCTGGCGCACCTGTGCTTTGCGTGACCGTTCTGGTTGACCCGCCGCCTTTACTCATCGCTAAAATCCTTCATCAGTACAACCGCACTCTGGCGGTAGTCTTTGAGTTGACGAGACCAGCCCTTGCGGCCCACGATCTCCATTCCGTTGCAGCCCTGATCTTTTGCCCAAATGGCAATAGACTTTTCTGCTTCCATTAATTCATTCAAGTCACCGCCCGCCAACCAAATCCGGCACATTGACTTTTGCGGGTAGTCCACAATCTCAGTGATTATAGCAGACTTCTCCAAAGGATGAAATTGAGCCTTTCCAATCGCCACGGCTTGAGCCACATTCTCTATTGTGTGTGACCCGCCAGCGTAGAATAGCGCGTCCTCAATGTATTGCTGGCAGCGGCGCCAATCATCCAATGACAACATATTCAACATCCGCAGTTGTGCCGTGACTATTGTGGCTTATCGTAAAGCTGCCCTTTGACTTTGCGCTTGTGTAGGGCTGCAAATTGTAAAAATGTGTGTTGACTGGCCCAAACAAGATCGTGCTTTCACCGCTGACCCTTGGGTCAGTGACAACAGTTGACGTTGTGCCGGATGACACAGACACATGCCCTGTGCTGTTTAGCTTGCCGTCAACGGTCCTGTTTAACACCTCCGCAACCTCACGCGTCGTCGCGGTCACAGGGTTCAGGATTCGGAAGTTGGTATAGTGGCTCATCGCCTTCCGACCTTCCGCGCCTCTACGTCAATGCCCTGCGCGAAATCCCAGTCGCCGGATATGTTAAACCGTGCGCGGTGGTATCTGCCCTGCGCCCGGAAGGGTGCAAAGCCGTCGTCGTTTGGTGCCACTGCGCTGGTAAAGGTTACGTCCTCGCTGTGAAGCCCGCGTGTCCCGATCTCCAAAGTGACAGCGCCGCCTCGGTGGTATGGGTAGGCGCGAGTGACAATCGTCTGGTTTCCCATCGACAACCCTGTCTCGCCAGTCTCTATCGTGGCATCCAGTGGCTCGCCTGTGAAAGAAAACAGCTTGGACCCCGACGCCCCGCCAAACAAAAACTGGCCACCTCGCCAAAGTGAGCTATCAAACGACGTGGTCATCGTGTCGATGGACGTTGATATCTGGTCTAAATCCTCCAGCGTATAGGATGGAGTGAAAAACGGCGCAATAAGTTCGGCGCTAACATTCGCAATAGACCAACGGTTCAGCGCGTAGTTGTATATCAGAAGACGGTCTGGTGTCTCGTCCAGACTGTTTACAGACACATAAGACCAGACTGCGATTTGCGTCCGGGGGTCAACTGTGGCGGTCATCTTATCAAATTGCGATGAGTTCGCGTCCCCAAGGAAAAACCTGTTCACCTTCTCTGCGCCAATAGACTTGGAGCTTTGCCCGTCAAAGGCATAGAACCCGTCGTCCGAAAGGTAAAACACAGTGTGTCCTATGTTACACACAGAGCCGGGCACCTTACAGCCCCGCGCAGTCTCGACCTTGTCAAATTGCCAGACCAGAGGCAAACCAGAATATGTGGCTCGTACAATGGCTCGTTCCATCAGGATCGTCGCGTACTCACCGCCGACTAATCCAGAAATTTCGCCCGAATCGGCGAGATCTTGAAAATCAGATTGGTCGGTGCCGGATGTCCAGCTTGTTGAGTCGTTAAACCCAGACCAGTAACAGCGGTATGGCTTTCTGGTGCCCGCCACATCAATGTTTGCTGTCCAGACAAAGTCCCGCACAACGGCCAAGAAGTCCGCCTTTGGCGGCGAACCTGCAAGGTTTGAGAATGCGCTGTCAGTGCCGAGTTGCAGTTTTTGTAACTCTTCATTAACCCCGCCCGCAGCGATGACCGTGTCGCCAAACTGCACAAACCGCCAGCGCTCAGCGCCAGAGAGGGCGTATCCCCCCGCCTTGCTCACATCGTCAAGCACAGAGCCAGTCTGGTTAAACTGGTATAGTTTGCCAGCGTCGCCAGCGAACAAGCTGATGACGCCAGCGTCAGACTTTGCCGCGGACACCCCAAGGATTGCGCTGTCTGCCGCCTCTGAGTATTCAACAAAGCTGTTCAGGCTGGTGTACCCATTAAAGGCGGGGATCACGTTTGTTGCGACAGTCACGCCTTGGTTTTGATAGTCGGGCTGATCGGGCAGCCATTCGCCAAACTGTATCATTGTCCTAGCCAAACCTCACTGCCGCTTGTGACTTGCGACCAAATTTCAGAACCCACCGCGATGTCGGACCACGTCTCGTCGCCCTCAGTGACCACGGCCCAGTCCTCTCCAAGTATCTTTCCGCTAGTTGCGGCAGACACCGACGCAGACGCCGACCCAACCCCCGCAAACACACCAGCAGCAGCGCCGTCAGCGGTCACTGAGGTGAATGTAGAGCCGCTCAAGTTGTAGACTAGAGCGGAAAGTGCAGACGCCGTCAGGGACGATTGTGCTGAGGCTGACATAGTTCTAATTAGTGCCGCTGCGCCAGTAGTCGTGGCAGACACCGTTGCCGCTCCAGACATGCCAGCCGTGAACACGGCAGTGGCACCGACTGACGCCGCACCAGTAACCGACGCGGCCACGCTTGCAACACGCACCGCGTTGCCACTAGACGTGACAGCCGCTCCAACGGTGGCTGTCGCTGTCTGAATCGAGACATTATCCAGATAGTCCATAGTGCCGTAGGCATCTAGGCTATCCAGCGTCCCCCAAGCATCTAGCTGTTCGAGAGTGGCCATTGGCTGATTATGCCGCCGTCACGTCTAGGTCGCCCGTTGAGATTTTTAAGATGTCGCCAGACGCGATTGTCTTTGCAGTGGTAAACGCGCCGTGGATCAGCAGGTTGCCAGAGCTTGACGCGTCGAAGATTCCAAAGTGCGAGATCGAACCCCACGAACCAGTCGCAGCCGCAAACTCAATCGCGGCGTCGTTTGACGCGGTCCCGCTTGCTGCTGCGCCAAACGACGCGACGACGCGGGCATAGTTGTTCCCCGTAATCTCTGTGCCGCTGTTGTCGTCAGCGAAAGACCCAGTTGAAAGTCCCACATACACATTTGTCGGCATCGTGTAAGAGCCGACAGACAGGATGTGGTCAAGGATTTCATTCTCTAAATAGTCGGACATTGCAGACATAATTTACTCCTGTGCCGCTGCATTTTGACGTTGGTAGATGCTGCTGATTTGCAGCGCACCTGTGCCATAGTGGGCACGTTGCTCGTCCACCTTAATCTCTTCAAGCGCTGTATTGAACCGCGCCATATATTGAGCCGCTCTGGCCTCGTCCAGCAGGTACGCATAAGCCTCAGCCAATGCCCCATACAGATAAGCGTCTGGGCTGCGGGACAGCACGTTATTTGTCGCGTTGCTGTCGGACAGGGCGACAAGCCCGCCAATGTAGACAATCTCAGCGGTGTACCCGCTGTCGGGGATTGGGCGCAATTTCATCTCAGCGCCAATAATGCTGAAACCGCGCGGGCGACCAGAACCAGCAGATGGGTATTCCTGATCCAGAGCCACGGGGCTGTAATATGTCAAAACCGTCAGCGGGTCTGTGTTCAGTTTAACCTGACGCACCTCACGCAAGTCAGTGGGCAGTGCAATATACTCGTCGCCGGATGTCAGCGTGGCTGTCGAGCGCTTCTCCTGAGACCGCGTCTCAAGTTCGCGCGACATGCGAGCCTCGGCAAGCTGGATGAAATTCGGTATTTGTGCGGTCAGGTCATCCCGCGCCAAAAATCCGGCGATGGCTGTCTGCAACTCGCTGTAGGTGCTTATGCTCATATCTGTCCGCCGCCTGTCCTAAAGTCTCGGTTCTGGTTGTCGTTCAGCCAAGCCTTCCACGCCTTCGGGTTTTCTCTTGGCGGGCCTAGCGTCTGCAAGAGATGATTATATACCACCGCTGGGATTTCTGCCACATGCTGCATGTGGCGCTGGGTGTTGCCGATCATGTCGCCCTTGTTGTAGTCACCAGACATCTGCTTGTTGATCTTCAGGAGATCGGAAAACTCCTGTTTGTGGTGGATGATGGTTGCGCCGTCGTTGGTCTGTTCCATCGACACCTCTTTGCGGGTGTGCGGGTCTGTGTATAGGTATCTCTTCATGCTATCCCCTTAAAAGGTAGAGGGGGCGGTTGCCCGCCCCCTCGTTAGTCTTAGGAACCTGACAGGTCGAAGATGCCAGCGTGGGCCTTCGGTGCCAAGACCTTCAATGCCCACTCAGTGATGAGCATTGTGGCCTGTGAGTCACCTGTGTCGCCCATATCTTTCTCCATAAAGTTGCGGCCACTCAGTGTACATAGCGATGCAAACTCAGGGTCGAGGAGAAAGATTTTGTCGTTTGACATAAAGCGAGACGGGGTCGCCTCAATCGTGCCAAAATCGGTCAGGATGACAGATACAGAGCCAACATATGTGGTGGCTTTCGCAGCAGTCATGTTGACATCATTTGAGACAAGGTTGCCCGTGGCAGCCAAGTCAGACACGTTGGCACGGTTGGTAGCAGATGCCAGAAGCATAGACGGGTTACCGCCATCTGTCCAAGCGTCCTGCATGCCGTCCTCAATCAATGCCAAGGTCAGTGCGCGGTCATCGCCGTCAGTCACAGTATCTGTGCCTGTACCAGCAGAAAACGCACCAGCGCCAGCACCAACAGAACCGTTGGTGATCCAAGTCATCAGCGAAGCTGACTTGCGTGGCTCAGAGCCAGAGCGGGCCACGTTAGTGTCCGTGATGCAGATCGGAAGAGCACACGTCTGAACTCCAGTCACTGACCAATCTCGTATGCCGTCTTCTGCTTGAAAAAAAAAAAAAA